CCAAGCGCACCAATCGCACCCCCCGCAATGATCGGATCCATCAGAAGTGGTCGATCATCCCGGGAACACCGAACAACGGCATCGGACGCGCGCAGTGCATCCGCACGTAAAAATCACCGATAAAATCCGGCTCCGACACCACCGCTTTAACGCGATCCATCGGAGGCGCTTCGACGATGAACGTCGCCGACAGTGTAGGAGCCGCAGTGAACTCCTGACTCAAATGCCACGCATCCAACGGTGTTGCCGCCGTCGACCGCATCGCTCCCGAGATCCGCGAAGGCTTGTACCGATAGTCGGCGTAGCGCTCCTGATACCCAAACACCGTGGCATCATCGTTCGCCACACCAGTCGCGTAAATCTCCTTCCGCAGCACCGCCTGCTCGCCCAAATGCGCCAGCGCGGGCCAAAAGAAATCGAATCGCGTCGACCGCGACCACATACGTTCCAGCCCTTGCTGATACGTCAGGTCGGCCCTCACGGACACCAGTCCCAGAATGATGCAGTGCTCCGTGAACGACATGGAAAAACCGTGACCCATGCCCAAGCCGGTACCCATCGCCGCCAAGTTACCTTGCGGCGTTGTCGCATCCGTACTCGACGTCTGCGGAATCGGCGACACGATGATCGGAGACGAACCGCCACCGAGATACTCCGGCCGCTGCAAGCGCGCATCCGGGCTCGTCACCTTAAAATGCGCCTTGATGACCTCGATGTACCGCGTACCGCCGCGCGCATCGCGCTCATACATACGCTGCACCGCGAACGCCTGACGCAACGAGTTGATCGTCACCGCGCTCGCACTGCTGAGATCGGCCTCGAGGCCCGTCGGGTCCGAAAACCGCAGCCGCTCCCCGGCAGTACCGGGCGTCGACGCCGCACCCGTAACGGGATCCCCGAACCGGACATTCGCATTTGCCGTGTCCGTGATCAGCGACCGATCGGTCACCGTCGACCCCTTGACGATAAACGGAGTGTCCGTCGTGACCACTGGCGCCGTCGTCCCCAAGGAGATCGACACAGCATCGCCCTTCTGCGGCCACGGCAAGCAGCTCGTGAAGTAGTCGTGCCGCTTGCCACGCTTCAACAGCTCATACTCCGCCGCCAGATCCGGGCCATCGTCAGTCGGAACGGGCCACGAATCCTGCATATTTTGATCCCTGAACCACTGGTTCCAAACCAACCCGTAGGCCCTCAGAGGCAACGCGCTGAACGCCAGCGACGGCACACCTGGCGGAATACCCATGTAGTCATAGATCGACCCTTCCGCCTCTCCAGTCACCGCCGTCGTAGTGATCGTTGGCACCACAAACGACGTCGAATCACCCGGATCATTCTGCGCGCCGTTGAACTTTTCCCAGTTGTCCCACAGCAGCCGCAGCGGCACCGAGAAAAAGTGCGTGTCCAAGTACATATTGTCCATCAGAGGGAAAATCGGCGTCGCCATCCGCACGAACGACGTCATGTCGACCTTGAAGGTGTCACCCGGCAATGCCTCGTCGACGAGGATGGGGATCAACCATCCAGCCGAGAACGTGGTCTTGTGGCCATGCGTCCGATTGAACGCTGACCGCTCGATTTGCGCCTGCGGCACCTCCGAGAAGGTGTGCTTCATCACCGACGGATTACGATGGTTCTTACCGAACATTTGCAGACTCCTTCTTCACAACGTGCCGGCCTTGACAGATCTCCACAGGAGTAACCGGGACGGCAACGGCCCCTGTCGCATCGTCGATATCCGCGACGCGCATCAGAACGAAATCCTCCGGATGCTCAAACATCAACGTGCCTTCACGCCGGCACGCATCACCGAACGTCCGACTCGCCGCAGCATCCGACGGCGACATGAACGGCATCGAATACCCGACCACCTTGCTGTCAAACACCATGTACAGACCTTGCCTCATGACGGTTCTCTCTTTTTCAAGTTAACGCGCGCCTGTTCCACACGCTCCCGGACGAGACGACGCGCTTTAGTCTCATCCTTACGTCCCCGCTGCTCACGCCGCAGGTAACGATTCCGCGCAGCCTGCAACGCACGCTCCGGCTGCGCCTTCGCCAACTCCTTCCTGTAGTAACGCGGCAACCCGGTCTCAAACCCGTTCGCCACCAACGAATCATGCCGATACGCATCCGACTCACCATACTTCGCCAGCCACCGCTTACCAATCGCCGGCCTGCGCGACTGCACCGCGTACTCCGGCTCCAAGCAGACGAACTCACCCGTTTCCGGGTCTAACCACGTATAAGCACCGGGATCCTCCGACAGCTTCTGCTGTTTCTTCACCACGTACTGCGCCACATACATAGCCGACGCGAACGTCACCGCGCCAACACTTGCAAACCCGTAGCCCCACGTCTTGTCGAGCAGCTCTGACGTGTACAACTGAGAACCATCCGCCGCCTTTTTCCAAGGCACCGCGTCTTTCGGCCACCACCCGAAAATAATCGCGTGATAATGCGGACGACCATACCGATCACCGTACTCACCAGCTAGGAAAAAGGAAATGCGCCGAGACCCAAGCCGCCGGCGGAGCTTCTTCACAAAGAGCTGGTGCTCGCGCTTAGACAGAGTAGGCGGACACGGCAGATCATCATCCCGATAGGTCAACGTGATGAAGCACGATTCCTCGTGCATCTGCGCCTCGTGCATACACCGCGTCGCCCACTGCCGCGCCTGCTCCTTCCGGCACCCAAGGCAGTGCCCACACGGCAGCTCCGTAGGGATCCCGCGACCCTTGAAAAAAGAAACGCCCCCGCCGGAGGGGTCGGGGGCGTAAAAGACCTTCAGTGGCCTGAAGCAGGCCACCTACACACCGAGGAAACGCTGGAGAGCCTCCAGAAGCGCCAGCAGCCACTCACGCAACTGGTCCAGCCACTCAAACCAGCTCACAGCCGAATCCCACCGCGCATTGGATTCGCGAAATTCTTGCGGTGATGCCGCACCGCAGCTTTCGTGAACGTGCGCCGGGACTGGCCCCGACCCATCGCTTGCCTACGCATAGACACCTCCTTTCTGACACCGATGATACACCATCGGTGTCAATGGGCATAGTAAATCAAGTAGACCTATGCCCATCCCCGGGTCACCGCTTCACTTTCGACCCTTGCTCGACAGCAGCGCCTCCCGGCGCTCCTGCACCATCGCCAGGAGCTTCTGATCCGGCTGCACCGTCTCCCGGATCCGCTTTTCCAGCTTGTCCAACGCTTCCAGCTCCCGAACTACCTTCTTCGCGTCCATCGCTGATCTCCTTGACCAATCCCAGCTTCACCGCCTCCGCACGATTGCTCGGGTCGGCGATAAATTCTAACATCAACTCGGGCCGATTCTCAAATCTCGCCCTCGTCCGCGCGTCCAGCATCGAAAACGCTCCGCGCACCCGCGCCACCTGATTCGCCGACTCCGTGAAATCCAACGCACTGACATCCGCAAATTGCGGAATCCGATTGCCAAAATCCGGAAGCACACCGGTCTTCTCAAAGCGCTTCATCAAAACATTTATATCGCAGTCGTTCTTGAACGACTGCTTCGCACGATCTTCCGCCGCTGTGCACGCCACACCAACACGAACACGAGAGCCGTCATAACGGCTCCTGATAGGCACGATTGCCTCACGTCGTTCCGCCTTCGGCGCATTAGCCACACTATTCTCCTTAATCGTTATCACTGCAAAGGGGGAAAAAAACCAAGCACGCCATCGGCTGCGAAAACGCAGCCGACGGCGCTAAGACAACTCCGACGAAAATACAAACGCTGCTAAGAGTATTAGCCACAAAACAAACAATAGGAACATGAGTGTAAAAAACGAAAATGAGTATAAGCACATAATTAAACGCAGCTTGCCACGTTCGCTTCGCTCACTCCATGCCCTACGGGCATAACCCCGGCCTAGCAGAAAACTATGGACGCCGGGGATACCTAGCCGAACGGTCTCGGAACATATTGATGATCTGAGCGGCACTGCCGCCACTAATCCCGAGCCTGTTCAGAAATCGGGTAACTTCACCCGAACCCTCATCGAGCTGACGCTCCAAGCGAGCAGCTGTAGAACCAGCTCTCGCACTCTCAAGGCGTGCACGCGCCTCCGCTTCGACAGCCTCCGACATACCCTGAGAACTTTCGCTCGCAAAGCCACGCTTCAACGCACGACTAACCGCCGCTTCAAACTCCGTCTCATCAGCGCGGTTCTTCGCCGTATCAACGTCATACTTCGCAGCCTGCGCTCGATAATGCTCAGACTTCACCTGCTCCCGCATCAACGCACGCTGCTGCGCGGCACTGGCACCCTGCGTAATCGCATCACCAAGCCGCGCATCCGGCATCGAATACGTGGAACCGGGGGGGGTCGAAGCACCCCCCCCCTTCACCGCGGCGAGAATCGGGTTGATACCCGCCGCCCGCATATCTGCGACCTGACGCTGATACGCGGTATTACTCATCCTCTCCTGAAACTGGAGCTGCTCGCGAGACGCACCCTTCGCGTACTCGCCAGCCATGTACGCGCTCGCCACATTGCCAAGCGCACCAATCGCACCCCCCGCAATGATCGGATCCATCAGAAGTGGTCGATCATCCCGGGAACACCGAACAACGGCATCGGACGCGCGCAGTGCATCCGCACGTAAAAATCACCGAT